GGCGTCTGTAAATCACTTTGAAGAAAGTAATTTGGGGGTTGCCGGTTAAGTAAACGTCTTGTGCGCCGTAAGCTACGAGTTGTAAAAGTCCTCCGCCCATTTCTTTGGATACTATTAACAGAGAAAAAAAATATATTGGAAAAAAACGTATTTATTGATTTAAACATTCCTAAATTCACAAAACATAGAGATAATGTTTAAAGAAAAGACTTCCAAGAAACGTTCTATTTTAAATGAAGTACATAAAAAAGATTCGTCTACTCTTGATGAAAAACATAAGCAAATGATACAAACAATTCAAGATAATATTATACATAAAGATACGTTAAGTAAAAGGCATAATGAGTATCAATCTAAATTATTAAAATGGAAACAACAAATTCAAGATTTGTATAATGAACAAAAGCAAGATACACCGGAATATATGATTGCCTGGGATAGTAACCTATATTATTCTGATAAATTACGTACCATTAAACGTGAATTAATAATTTTAAATGATGAAACAAAAGAAATAGAATATTATGAAAAGACCGGTACAATATTATTCAATTATTATGAATTAATTACAAAACAAGAATCAATAATAAATCAAGGAGCCCAACAAGCAACCTCAGGAACAGTCGCATTACCTTCCGTTAAACATCGTAAAAAACAATTACCGACAAATCAAAAAAATATTTTAGATGCCTTTCATATTTATAATAATCAACCAAATATTGAAACCGAATTATCTTGTCAAACTGTATTAGAAACACCAGAATGCCCTCATAAAGACAAGATGAGTTTAGTAAATGATTATCTTTTAGCGATTGATTGTGATCATGTAAAACATATTAACGATACTATAATAAATGATTGTGCCAGTTGTAAAATACCATTAAATTGTATGATTCAGGAAGGCATTATGATATGTCCAATGTGTGGATATCAAGAATTATTATTGGTTGAACAAAATCGCCCCATTTATCGTCAATCAAATAAAGAGGCGTCTCATTGTACGTATAAAAGAATCAATCATTTCAATGAATGGATCAGTCAAATTCAAGGAAAAGAAAGTACGGATATTCCTGAAGAAATTTTCGAAAAGATAGTGAATGAAATTAAGAAAGAAAAGATTAAAGACCTTTCGAAGCTGTCGTATAATAAAATGCGAGAAATTCTAAAAAAATTACACAGTAATAAATATTACGAACATATATATTATATTATTTATCGATTAAACGGCATTCCAGCGCCAAATTTTTCACCGGATTTGGAGGAAAAACTTCGTAATATGTTTAAAGAAATCCAGGTACCCTTTTTAAAATATTGTCCACCAAATCGTAAGAACTTTTTATCGTATAGTTATGTTTTATATAAGTTTTGTCAATTACTTGAAAAAGATGAATATTTAAAATATTTTTCGCTTCTAAAGAGTCGTGAAAAGCTTCATGTTCAGGATCAGATATGGAAAAATATATGTGATGATGTATTCTGGGAATTCATCCAATCGATTTGATTTGATTTGAATATAGATTCAAAATAGAAAAAATAAATGGTAACTATCTTATCCGTTCCGTTATGTTATGTTATATTAACAGATGATTAAGGGAATCCGACAAGTTTGAAGCCAAGACCTAAACCAGCGCCTTGACGAGTGGATGCACTGATGGAGGGGGCAACAAGATCTAGGATAGAGAACATAGCCGCAGCGGTTAAACCGAGGAGGATGATTTTATCCATGGATAGGGGTTTGTCGGGTAGGATGGCGGCAACAATACCTACAACTAAACCTTCAATGAGGTATTTGACGATGCGAGTGAACATTTCTTGATAATCGAAAGTATATTCCATGAGATTCTTTTATATTTTAAGAAAAGAAAAAATTTATTTAAACAGAGTTTTTATAATAAACATTATATGACTCAACAAACTGTATCAACCAAAGAAGTTGATTACCTCGACGAAGACAAAGCCATTCGCGGACAAAACTATGTATGTTTATCTTTCCTTTCCCCTGAAGAAATTCTAAAGGAAAAAGAGGTTTACTATTTTGAAAAATACCTAGCTAATTTTTCGAGAGATCTAGATCAATTACTTCAAGGTATTGCTGAAAAATACAAGGATGAAAGTGACGCCGTTAAAATCATCCGTGAAAACAACAACCATCTGTTCAAAGGTGATGAACTTCAAGAACATTACCGTTTCTTCAAACGCACAAATGAAGAATCCATTGAACGTGAATTCCTTGAAAAGAATGATTTTAGAACTTCAGTAAGAGGTATCAAAGTGCGTGGTGTTTTTGAAACACTAAAAGAGGCACAAGTTCGCGCAGAGCTTCTTCGTCGTATGGGAGACACTAAGTTTGATATTTTCGTAGGACAAGTCGGTGTATGGTGCCCTTGGTCTCCCAATCCCGAAGACATTCAAGAACAAGAGTATGCTGAAACTCAACTAAACACCCTCATGAAACAATACAAGAACAACATGACACAAAAAGATGAATTCTATGAATTGCGCAAACAAGAAAAGATGGCAGATGCTCAAAAAAAATTACAAGAAAGTCTCGCTAAAAAAGATCCCCTAACTGAACGTAAAGAAGCGGAAGCCGCGGCCGCAGCAGCAACTGAGATCGACCCTCCTGTAAACCCAACCATTGAAGAAATGGACACTGACCCAGTTAAACCTGAATAAAAAACGTATAGTCTCATAGTAGATAATACATAATGAAAGCAGTGGCGGTATTTTTATTATTTATAGGAATGTTTTTGGTTGTTCAAGGATATTACCAACAGTCATCTAAATGTCCTACACCAACCGTTGAAGTAAAATATATACCTCGCAGCTTATATGATGAACAATTAAGCGATGAAAAGAAATTACAGGTACACTTTAAGAGTTTATTCGAAGAGGTTACCCCTTGGATTTTAACACGTCAATAATAATTATAAAAAGAGTCGTTTATTTTTTTAAGATAAAATAAGATTTTGTATTGTATAAGAAGAATGCTAAACGGATTTTATTTAGATTTTATATCACATGTTCAAACAAACAAGGTACCATTAGATGTTGTTTCTAAAAAATATGAAATATGGAAAGAAGATCAAATGCAAAAAACAAGAGAAATAAATGATCGCATAACAAATTATAATTCAACAATTTTACAAGCACAAACCGATTATGATACATATTATAAGCAAGAATATTTAGATAAAATTAAAGAATTTAAATCACATTTTAAGAAAAGTTCCATATCTAAAAGACAGGCAGCTTTGGATGAATGGATTAATTACCATAATGAAAAAATAGTAGAATTTGATCAAATGGAAAAACCAACAATTTATACATCTAAGTACAAAGAATATTCTATCCAATAAAGTTAGAATCAATCATGGCTAAATTTGTATTTCATTGGGGTGCTTTTATTGTAGCGTTAGCTATTGGTATGTTATTCGTATATGTTCGCATTCCTACACCAAAAATTGTAATTAAATACCCTAACCCAGAAAATGCCGGTAAAGTCGTTTATAAAGATGAGGCAGATAACTGTTATACTTATAACGCATCTAAAACAGAATGTCCCGCAAAAGAATCAGACAAAGAAGCTCAACCTGTATCTATTTAAAATATCATAAAGATATAGAGAATTCGATTCACAATGGGCTTATTACCAAATGTTACAACACTTACAGATCGTTTATTTTATCAACCAGCGGGTCAAATGTTTGTATCTGCATTATTTGGTGTAGCATTAGCTTTAACATTTCAAAAAGTATGTAAAGATCGTAAATGTATTATGATTCAAGCTCCAGATATTAATCAAATGACATCTAAAGTGTATGATTTCCAAGGCGAATGTTATCGTTATAAAACAAAATCGGTGAAATGCCCAACAGATAATACACCTATTATTTCTTAAATTAAGCGTTTAAAATCATTTTATTTTTATATCGTACGTAAATAACGACAAATGTCTAGCACACCTATTTCAAAACTACCTATCAATAACCCGAATTTACAAATTACTGGAGATTCTCAAGAAGATGATCCAGAAGTTCAAGCAGTGCTTCAGGAAGTAAACGAACAACAACAACATCATCAAGCACAGCCTGTATATCGTCCAGCTCCCCCTGCTTATCGTCAACCTCAAGCTCCAGTAAATTATAAAGCACCAGCTCATATTGAATCAATGGAACAATCTCAATGGTTAAATTCTGAATTAGCGAAGAAAGCTATCATTGCTGCTATAATTGCTGGAATTATGTTTTATCCAAAAACATTGACATTACTTTATGAAAAGGTGCCTATGATATCAAAATTTGAATCGTATGATTTATTTATTCGTATTGCCTTATTAGCTGTTGTTTTGTATGTTTTAATGTGGAAGTTGAACTTATAATTTCTTTCTAGATATATAAGAGAATGTTCCGTGAATCATTTGTAGATGAAACAACTTCTAAAAGTGTTGTTAGTAAAACATTTATTACAGTATCCATTGTAATTTTAGCTATGATATTTACTTTATTATTTATCTGGAGTTATCAAAAAAGTTATAAATTATTTATAATGATTTTCTCAATTATTATATTTATTTTCGCATTATTAACTGTAATCTTTGTTACGCTAACACGTTCTAAATTAAGTGAATTACAATTTCGCATATATTTAAGTGTAACTGTATTTATGACATTAATGTCCCTTATTATGATAATATTTTTCACTATATTAGCAGTGGGACATTTAAAAAAAATAAATGAATTGACACCCCAAGCAACAGCATCATATTCTGCTCCCCAATATCAACAACAATATGCCCCGGCTCCTCAAATGGATATGTACAATCAACAAACTCCTTACGGATCTCCTGTTAGACAATCACTTCTTTAATATATAATAAATAATAATTAATAATTAATATATTAAAGATTTTCAGTGATTTCATTTGAATATCCAGGTAATATTTCTAAACCTTGAGCGCCATATACATCTTCACCATAAACGCCTTGAATACCTTTCCACTCTTTTTTATAATTTTCTTCATCAATGATAATATTATTTTGCGCACTACGTAAATGTTCAGGTGTGATATAATCTAACATTTTTTCATCATTTTTATTATTATTATATCCCCATGGAACTTGTAAATTATACATTTTAAGAATAATAGTTATCAGACCAAGTGTTAGAATAAATCCGGTAATGGCATCAATAAATAACATTATAATTATGATTAATGTAGAAAGAATGTAAAGCCATTCTTTTTTAACTAAGAAAGAGACAAATTTAAAATCAACGAGTGATAATACGATTAAAATTATAAGCGCTATTATTCTTAAAAATTGAAACATTGATATATTCTATACAATACATATAAAAAATAGTCCTTATTATAAGTAAAATTAAATATAAATAAGTAATTTAAAAATATTTAAACCTTTTATTTAAAATGGATAACATTATAGTAATAAAATACATTAATGACATGAACTATTATGAATCAAATGAAACGAATGATATTAGTGAAAATCCTGAATATGATGAAAATACTAAAAAATAAATTAATAAAATACTAATAATGAATTTAAAGTTTACAAACGTAATAAGTATAAGAATTTACAAGTTTTTTACTTTTAAAAACTGAAATATTGTTCTAATCTATTTAATACATATAAAAATGGTACTATCCGGAAAAACATATTTATCAAATCGAGGTTATGCGATTGAAAAGAAAGATAATGAAGTATTAATTAATGAACTACAAAAATCATTAACAGTAACACCTAGAGGAATGCAATTATCAAATGACGAAGCAGCCTCTTTTCCTGTGTATAAAGAGAATGATAAAAAAATGTATTTACCAAAATATTATGGTTTAACGAAATTTGGAGTGCCAAATGTAGACCAGCTGAGTGATGGAGAAGATCGTCCAAATTTAATTTTTGAAGGGTCATTACGAGATATTCAAAAGCCTGCTGTTAATGCTTTTTTAGATGCTGTTAATGATCCAACTAAACAAGGTGGTCTCCTATCACTTCCATGCGGTTTTGGAAAAACAATTTGCGCTTTATATATTAGTACTGTTTTTAAAAAGAAGACCCTTATTATTTGCCATACTAATTTTCTAATTGATCAATGGATTGAACGCATTCAGCAGTACATTCCAACCGCGAATATTGGTAAAATTAAACAAAAACTATGTGAAATTGAGGGAAAAGATATTGTAATTGCGAGTCTTCAAAGTCTAGCTATGCGTGATTATGATAATAAATTATTTAAAACATTTGGTTTAGTGACATTGGACGAATGTTTTCCATATAGCCAGCCAATTTTAACAAATAAAGGATTTATTCCAATTGGACAGCTGTATGATACATGGATATCAGATGATAATATGCCTTTAATATTATCATATAATGAAAATACACATAACTTTGAATGGAAAGAGTTAATGTATGCTTGGAAAAATATATATAAAGAATCTCTTATTAAAATCACTTTTAAAGATTTAAATGATAATACGTTACATTCAATTGAATGTACCCCAGATCATCTTTTACTTGTAGCTACAAATGAATGGAAAGAAGCAAAGAAACTTAATATTGGAGATAGAATGACATCATGTATAAAAGATATGATTGTTGAAACAATTGAATATGTAAATTCAAATGATTTAATAGATTCTAATCATGTTTATGATATTGAAGTAAAAGATAATCATAATTTTATATGTAATTATATTATCGCACATAATTGTCATCATTTAGGTGCTGAAGTATTTAGTCGTTGTTTACCTATTGTAACATGTAAAAGAATGCTAGGACTTTCAGCGACGTTAAAACGTAAAGATGGTCTCAGTAAGGTATTTGAATGGTATCTTGGAAAGCCGGTTTATACAGTTAAACGAAAGGATAGTGATGTAATTATTCATGTTGAACGTTATTATGATCCAAAACCAGATTACTGTACAGAACAAACACTATGGCGAGGACCAAAGTTAGGAAAACAATTAAATATAGCTAAAATGATAAACCAAGTATGTGACTATCTACCACGTAATAAAAGAATGGTAACAGTTTTAAAAGAAATTTTAATAAAAGAACCGAATCGTAAGGTACTTGTTCTAAGTGAACGTAGAAATCATTTACAAGAATTAGAAAATCTATTAAGATTGGAAGGATATAAATCAATTGGTTATTACGTAGGAGGTATGAATAAAGAACAATTGGATAAAGGAACGCTTGAAGATATTATTTTAGCAACCTTTCAACTTGCGAGTGAGGCAATGGATATTCCTAAATTGAATACGCTACTTCTAGGTTCACCAGTGTCATCCGTTGAACAACCGGTTGGACGTATTCAACGTAAGAAAAAAGAAGAACGTGATTACATTCCATTGGTTATTGATTTCATAGATGAATTCTCATTGTTTGAACGTCAAGGGGCTAAACGTCTAGCCTTTTATAAAAAGAATGGATATGATATTCAAGATGTTACTCAAGAAATCAAACAAAATATTACAAAAGAATGTAAATATAAATTTATCATTGATGAAGATGATAACTAGAATTAAAATTTGCGGGGATTAATATTAATTTTATTATACAATAAACGTAATTGTACAGGTTCTAAATGTTCAAGCCATTGATAAACTTCATCCCATGTCATTGTATCTGGCATATCTAAAGTAGGTAAAAATGGAATGGGTGTATTAAAACATAGAGTCCATTTTTCACTTAATTCTCCTTGGGTTAATGTACCTTGGTCATGTAGATTTATTATATTTTGTTGAAGACATGTTTTGGGTGTTCTAAAATTCCAATAATAATAATAATAAATATGTTCACGGTATTCTTGAAGTTCTTTATCAATACGCTTTTTAAATGCTTCTGGTATCATATTTAAATTTAAATATAATTATTGCTTTAACTTATTTTAATAAGATTTGGATACTTTTAAATTTATACTTCCCTTTTTATTTTTACGAATAAGATTTGGATCGTAATCTTGATCATCGTATTCTTCTTCATGACGATTACCACCCATCGATTGTTTTTCTTGTTCAAGAGCTTGCATATCCCATAACTCGGGTGAACATACTTGAAAACTTGTATGGTCTACAGCTTTATACCAATACACTTGATCATCAATTTTATTACTTTGTACCTTATTATCAATTACTAGACACTCGTAGTTTTGTGTGGTGGCATCCATGATTTGATTAAATACTTCAAAACTATGAAACATACCTGCGTATTGTTTATAAATACGTTCTCGTTGTGTAATTTGATTTTCACGAAGAATAAAAACATAATCAACGTTCGCACGTAAATGTGGAGGAATACCTAATGGATACTGCATAGTAATCATAAATAATGTTTTAACATGCCGTCCATTCATAAATAAAAAGCGAATATTTACATCATTGGGCCAAGTTTTATCGTATAAACAATCATCTAAAATTAAAAAAGCACGAGGATCTAAGTCACTGCGACTATACTTCTTTTTTTCCATTGAATATTGATCTGTAATTTTGCTTTGACGTTCAACAAATTTTTTAATAACAGCTGGATCATATTCATCGTATATTAACATACCTGGTACAAATTCTTCGAAGAAATGATTCGCACGTTCTGTAGGTGATATAACTACGCCAACAGGAAGATTTCGAAAATTATGCATTAAATCTTTTACTAAAAAACTTTTTCCAGTATTACGTTTTCCAATAAATAAAATAACACTATCGTCTTTAATATTACGAATATCGAACTGTCTTAGCTTTAGTTTCATCTTTATAACCTAATACAATTTTTTTTAAGATTTATAAACGAAGACTTACTAAAAATCAGGTAATCCAACGTAAATATCTTCATTCATTTTACTTAAGTATGTTTTTTCCATTGTATATTCAGAAGCTCCCCCTTTTATTTTTAAATCCCCTGTTTCTTTCCAAAAAAAATGAAATAGAATAGTCACAATTATTAAAATGAAAAAGAATAGCGCTATTTTGCTACCAGTGCTAGTTGGCATTTTACGAGATTGTTTAACACGTTGATCTTCAATATATTGAAGAAGTAAAAAGAGTATAACCGCTACAACGATAATTAAGTAATACATGTCTGTTTATTTATATTAGGAAAATGCTTATTACTTAAAAAACGCAGTGTTTATTTAGTTTAAAAGAATGAATGTTTTGGACGTAATGATTTCTTTTTATTTTTAATTAATTCATGAATATAAATAAGTTTTTTCTTAGGAGTTTTTTCTGTTGATTCTTCATAGATAGTTACGGGTTCAATGTTTAATGCTGTTTTGTTAAAAGGCTTTTCTAACACAAGGATATTATTTTTACCAATATCATCTTTTCTAACATCATTTATTGTATCATCATTTGTAATATCATATTTTTCAAATAGATCGATTTCTTTTGAATTTGTATTGCGATCTAAAATAATATCAGATGAGATATCTTTTTCTTCTTGGTTAGAAAATGATCTAATTGATGAATCTATAATGGTATCAATTTCAGAGTCGGAATCAGAATCAGAGTGTGATCCTAATCTAGAATCTATTAAATTTTGATTATTATCTTTAAAATTAGAAGTAGCAGTTTCAGAAAGAGCCTCTTTAATTACATGTTGAATTTCAATAATATCTTCATCTAAATGTTTAGTTTCATCATCCTTAATATTTTTTATATTTTCATTATCATTAATGCTTTCTGAATCGTTATTATTTTTAATGCTTTCTTTATCTTCAACACTTTCTTCTGAATCCTCAATGCTTTCTGAATCTTTATCATCCTTAACGCTTTCTGTATCTTCAATACTTTCTGAATCTTTATCATCCTTAATGCTTTCTGTATCTTCAATACTTTCTTTATTATTTAAATTCTTAATAGTGTCTATTTTAGCATAACTATCTTCAGATTCGGCATCAGATTCGGCATCAGATTCATGTTCAGATTCATCATCAGATTCATGTTCAGATTCAGCATCAGATTCGGGTTCAGATCCAGACGCAGGTTCAGATCCAGACGCAGGTTCAGATTCGGATTCGGATTCGGATTCAGATTGTTCTAAAAGATCAGAACTCGACATTTGTTGAACCATTAATTCAATTGGTAAAGTATCACGGATAACGCTACGAATTTTACGACGAATAATAAGTTCAAACTGATATAAATGATTTTGTTGTTCAACCGATTTTACTTGATGATAAAATAAAAAGGGACGCTTCCAAATATCACGAGCAATATGAATTAGTAATCTATGATAAAATGTCTCCGCATCAGGTACTTTAATTTTAATTTTATTACGATTTTCTTCAGGTAAGCCAAGCAATACTAATTTAACAGACAATATATAAACAGTTTTTAAAAGTTCAGGAAAATAGTTACATTTAGAAGCTTTAATAAAATCTTTATAGCTACTTTCAACCTTCAGTTGATTCCATTCAGGAATTTTAGCAAGGTCTTTTTGAAAAGTTTTTAGAATACCATGCTGAGAAGCTTCTTTTGAAGATAAATTTCCTTGATAAATTGATTTATATAATTTATAAATGGGTTCATAAATAAGATCAAAAATATGATCCATATATTCCTCTTTTTGTTCACGAATGAGTTTTATAGATTTAGACATTCCTTGATTTTCAAGAAGGTAATAAAAGAAGCTGAATAAACGTATGGTTATTATTTTTTTCAATTACTAATGTAATGAACCCAATATCACTATTAAGATTAACATTTTATGTTACTTATGTATTTTTAATAACAACAGGATCGGTTACTTTCATTGAAGCATTAACTTCAAAAGTACCTGAGGTTCGTCACATTTTAAATATTGAAACAGTTATATCGATTGTTGCCGGATTTTTCTATTCTCAATTTGTGACTGGACTTTCGAGTACACCTAATTTTGCTGTAATGACACAAACACGCTACTTAGATTGGTCAATTACAACACCCTTTATGTTATTGTCCTTATGTTTAGCTTTAGGGTTTAACATTAAAAAGAAACTACATTTATCTGTATTTTTATCGATAATCGCAATGAATTATGGAATGTTAATTCTCGGATATTTGGGCGAAACCAATCGTCTTGATAAACGCATTGCCGTAATAATAAGTTTCGCATTTTTCATTGCGATGTATGCCATTGTATACGCGACATTTGTTCTTGGATATAATAATACAGCGAATCAAGTTATTTTCACTATATTCGTTATCGTATGGTCGATGTATGGTTTTGTCTATTTTAATAAAGATGAAACAAAGAATATCGCTTATAATATTCTAGATTTGATCGCAAAATGTTTTACAGGTATATTCTTTTGGCTATACTTCTCTAAAATAATTACAGTATGATTATTTTAGGTTAAATACAATATGATATTAATATATAAATATGTTGAATCGCCAATATAATCAATCTTTAAGAAATGCCAAGGAATATTTAAATCCTGTAAAACTTGGCAAAATCCCTACGAATCTAAAGGGGATTTATATTCAAAATGGTCCAGGTGAATTTAATCGTTGGGGTACACAAACACATCCATTTGATGGAGATGGATATATACGAAAAATAGAATTTAAAGAAGGTAATGCTTATTTTCAAGGGCGTTATGTCGATACTTGGCAGCGTAAATTAGAAAATTTTTGTAATGTACGTCTTTTCACAGGAGCTTTTGGATCCGCACCTAAATTTTGTTTATTAAAAAACCCCGTAAATACAAATGCTATATTATTAGATGAGAACCGCATTGCCGCGTCAAGTGAAATGGGTCGCACCTATTTATTAGATGTAAATACATTAAAAACGATTGGGTTACATTCTCAAGATATTTCAGCCCATACACATGAAGGTGTATCAGTTAAACGTAATTATTTAGGAAATGAATCTACCCAACTCATTTTTACTGAAAATAATATTAATTCTACAATTTATATTCCAAATTTCATTTATTTTCATGATTTTGCGGTTACCAATGATTATTATTTATTCTTTGATCATTGTTTATCCATGAATTTATTAAATGGTTACCGTTATGGTTGGGTAAATGGTTTATCTTCATTAAATCAACCGACTGTATTATATTTGGTTCACAAGACAACCCATTTAATTCAGAAAATAACTATTCCAGAAGTAGTAGGTTTTTCGTATCATTTCTTATGTAGTTGTCAAACAAAAAATAGCATCGAGTTATTTTATACATTATATCCAGCCTTTTTTAGTTTACCGAGCGAGGATTTCCCTGGAAAAATCTATAAAACGACTCTTTATTTATGTAACTTTTCCCAAAAAACAGAATGTATTCAAAACGAATGGTTCGAATTTCCGAAATATGATAAGATAACGAAAGAATGTTTTGGAATATTTCCTAAAAAAAGCAGTCTAGGATTGTATAATATTAATACAAATAATATATTTTATACAGATGAACCTGGTAAGATTTGGAATGAACCATTTTTTGATTCGAATTATTTAATGTCATTGGTATTTGATATTGATAAAAATAAAACGGATCTATATATATTTGATCGCTCTAAACTATTCAGAGATCCTATTATCATTCCTCTGCCAAGCGATATTCCAATGGGCTTTCATGGAAATTTTAGTGTTTAAAAATTGATTTAAATATAATCGTAATTATTGATTTAATTAATATTATCATGTGGCTTATTATGGGATTTCGTGATAACGCCTATTGTGATACTCTTGAACCATTTTTTGTAGGTGTCTTTTCTGAACATCATGTTGCAGTTGAAACTTGTAAGCTTTTGAACACAGAGAAAAAAGATAATGCATTTTATGACGTGATAACAATTCAAGCTAACAAAGTCTATGATTATGAATGGAATATAATGAATGGAGTAGAATAAATGACGTAGGTATCTTATTAGAATTAGAAATACTGCAAAAAAAGAAGAATTTTAATTTTTAATAAAATATATGAAATTAAAATTTGTATTATTATCAATTATTAGTTTACTATATACAGCCTGTGTATTATTTAGTTCCAATAAATCTTTCATTGAATTACCTTTATCATCAAAAGCATCATTATAATCAATATCCCATTCCCAAATATTATGATTATAGTTAAGAAAGTAAATAGGTAATAATATATGAATTGGATAATACATTTCTGGTTTTGTATGTTTCATTGAAATAATAACATATGGATATTTTAGATTCATTTTTCTATTTATTTAGATTTATTTTTAAATAGGGTTTACTGATAAATTATAAGGGTTATTACGAAGATTGCTCATGAGAGTAGGGTCTAAACGATCAGTTTGTTCAACTAAGCAAGCACCTTGAGGTGTTTTAGTAACTTCGCATTGTTCAATTGCCTGGGCAGTATTTTGGTAAACCTTAGTAATATTGTTGTTTTCGCGTTGTGTAATATAATCGCTGTTGAGTTTCTTAATTTCCATATCAACCGCGTCTTTATTAATATTGGTAAAGGCACCACCCGCACCAGGTGTATTTCCACTTTTAATGTTCATCATTTCACGTGTACCATCAATTTCAGCATTGTATTCTGCGTCATATACACGCGCTTGTTCACCTACACCACCTCCAGCTGTACCGACGTAGTCATTATCACTAACAAATTGTTTTTGTGTATCATAAACTTGAACTTCGATATGAGAATAAGCACCACGACGACCTGTCATATCACCACTTATATAACCCACTTGATTGTTGTTATCGGATGTTGTTTCACGAACTGTTTTACGAGCAACTTCTTCTGGGTCATATACAAATGCTTTGTAGCGATGAGAACCTACATTACGAACAGTATCTTCTTTATCCATTGTTTGACGAATAGTTGTTTTAGCTTGATCTTCACCTTGTACAGGAACTCCGTTTGGTCCACGAGGATTCATAATGGTTGTGTCGTGAATAGTAGTTTCTTTGATAGTAGTTCTCATAGCATGTGTAACAGGGTCATAAGTCGTGGGTTTTTCAGGAATTTGTACTTGTAAATTACCAAATGTACGTGGGGCATCTACGAAATATTCTTTGGTGGTTCTTTTTAAGATATCCATGAAAGGCGCGGCAATTGCCTTTACAACCGATGTTAAATTCGATACAACTGTACGTTGTTGTGTTACATCACGTTCATTGGCATATACAACAACACTCGATTTACCATAATCGTCGCTATCACCTTTTCCTGGTTGAGAACTGACCGCATAAGCGTTACCTTTATATTCAACGTTACCATCCACACGGGCTGTAGGTTTAATGACCATTTCAGGACGTCCAGTTTCACGAATGGTCGCACCAGTAGTTTTTAGCCATTGGTCTTCAGTTTGTTCAAAGAATGTATCTGGGCGTTGTTTTGCGACCTCAGCTTGAAGACCTCTGGAGCCACCCGTTTGACTTTTTTGAGGTCCTTGGAATGGTATTTCATATGTTACTTTAGGACGAGAAAGTGGACGTAATTCATCCACTGTTTTTTCACGGGCGTAATCAAGGGTACGAGATTGTTGAAAGCCTCCTTCACTGACGTTATTGAAACCCATATTTAAACCAGGTCCAACACGAACTTGTTCGATAGGGAAATCATTGTTACGACGAATAGGGGCTTCAATATGTTTCATGTAATAATCAACACTGTTTTTCATACCACATACGTTTCCCATATTTTCAACCGGTTGAAAGAAACATTCAACTTCTTGTTTATTCTTAAAACGTTCACCTCTTCCAGTTGAGTTTTCAAGATAAGAAGAACCCGCAAATGGATCAATGTTTTGTTTAACTTCACCACGGAAATAAGGTTGCATATTATTATGTTTAAATTGTTCAACAGGAACTGAATTACCTGTCATTGATTCAACATATTGTTCACCCATCTGACGAGGTACATTTTCCATGGGAATATCTTTTGAAATAGGTGTGAACATATCCGCGTAAGCAGGACGAGGAACTACACCAGTTTCTGTAGGGGTTTGAGATTGATTCCACATATCAGTTCCTAGTTGGAACTCTTCTTGACGAACTTGATTCCAATAATCTGAATTATATAAGTTTTTCATAGATGGTAAATCATTCTGCGAAACGGGTTTATTTTGAATTGGACTAAACGTATTACGCTCTTGTGAAAGAGCATATCCTAAACCGGTTAAGGCGGCGGATGCATAAGCTTCCATATCTACTCTATTATGATACAAAGGATAAAAAAAGAAATGATCTAAATATTTAGCATGATTTCACGAGGTATTCATATTGAATTGTAATTTTAACATTTCCGCGTTCAATCACTTTGGGTGTATCGAGTTTAACTTTTGTGGCAGTGTATTTAAACTCTTTTTTATCAGAACCTTGAGTCATTTCACGTAAAGTAAATTTGATTTGACGTTTGGTGCCTAATTTTAAAAGGGCGCGACCGGCTTTTCTAGCTGCTTGAGAAGGTGATTGTCCAGTAAAGCGACCACCTTCACCACCTTTAACTGGGGTTGTTTCTACAGTGAATGTACGATCCATAATTGTTCTACTTGTAACTACAGAAAAATATTACATTTGTTGAATGGATTCACAAGATCTCCATGAAACTTGGTTAGGATTTCCAGGTGCTGTAGCTCCGCAAGAAGCGGGTGCTTTCCATTGACGGAACATTGTTTCCATATCTACATTATTGGAAGGAGGCATGATAGGGGTTTCGTCAACTGGGTTGGGAATGCATGGTTTATGGTTATCTTTAGACATAATGCGATTGCTTACTAAATAGTTGAAAGGTACTACAGCTTTTTCTTGAGGATCATAGCATAACCATTCCCAACGATTCCAGCCTGTACCTTTTAATGTGCAGGGAGGATTTGAAAGACGTGTAGATTCTGTAGGAGCCATGCATTTGCGAGGATCTTGTTGACCTTTAGCGGAACATACACCATCTACAGGGGGAGTATATTTACCTGGGTAATATTGTTCTTTGGCACATTGTGTGTTTTTGTAATTGAGTCCTTTAAGTTCGCTATTAACATCAACTGTTGATCCATATTCGCAAAATCCAGGACCCCAATTTTGCCAACGAATGAAAGGATCGTTGGGAATATCACGACCACAGTCTTGGCAATCATTTGCGGGAGTTGCTAACATATACATGCCAGGACCAGTAGATCTACTAAGTTTTTCTTCATAAGAGCATGGATCTTGGCGTAAATTAGTTTTTGACATTTATATCCTTGATATATCTTAACATTTATTTTCTTCTTACTCTTAGTTTACCGCCTCTAATTTCTTGGTTTAATTGTTCTTGAGAACTAGGACTATTCATCATAGGTGCTGGTTGTGGTTGTTGAACTGGTGTAATGATCGAAGGTGCTGGAGCGGCAGCTGGTGCTACAGGTGTAGCGTTATCTGTTTCATCCGAAGATGAGAATAATTTAGATAATACAAACATTATTAATAATACAGATACTAGTAATAAAATAATCCAGCCTACATATTTTAATATTTTCCATAATTGATCATAATTTTTTTCAATAACTGGTTCTATTTTAGGTTCTTCCTTTGGTAGAGAGTAATTTGGAGTATTTGGTGGAATTGCGATATAGCCAAGGGTTGATAAAGCAATCACTTGTTTTTTTCCAGTAATTGTACGTTCGCAATTACTACTTCCTACCATTTTCCAATTAGGAGGGCATGCTTCAGCGGTACATTTTAGATAATTACTATAACTTGGCAATGCGGTTTGTTTATAACCGGTCGCACATCCACTTGCGTATTTGAAATTACGTTGAACCAATGAAGCATTACTTGTATATTCGGCAAATTTGTATCCATCGTATAATGTTTCTGTAGTACATTTCATTGTTCCTGTATTGTCTTTATTGTAATCAAAAATACCAGTATTTTCAGGGCATAAACAGTAGCCAATCGGTGGTGTGGTATTTTCAATTGGAATATAAAAAGCATTAGGGTCTTTTAAACAAATTGTATCCGGAGGGAAGTTCATTATTTATTATAAACAAAATTTAACGGCGGCAATGGGGATAATTCATTGGAGGTGGCATTTGAACAGATGGATATGCGAACATTTGGCAGGTTGGTAAGTGATTTTTAGTGGTATCAATTGGAGATGTTTTATCATTGATAATAAAAGGCTCTTGTTCTAAAGGTTTAGCTTTGGAAGTGCTACATTTAGATAACAAACGTGTGATACCAAGAAGTTCACTTTCCATATCTACTAAATTACCTTTTACTTGGGATACAGAAGGACCACCTAATAAACCTAAACGATGATGGCATTTCTCAGGGTGTTCATAACGATCTTCGTTTAAGACATAGCCTAAAATAGATGTATTTCCGCCAAGTTCTCTTGCATAACGACAATGATCGTATGTTAAACGATTAAAGCTCATTTCTAATTATAGATACGATTTAAAAAGAAAATTATTATTTATAATAAATGTCATCAGCTATAGCCAAAATAATTTTAAATCAACCTGTACCGAAACTATGTCGAGATTGTAAGTTTTTTAAAAAAAGTGATATAAGTGTCTTTAAAAAAATAGATAAGATCCAATATGGTGTTTGTACATACCAATATTCATTGGATTTGGTTACTGGTGAAAAGAAATACGATTACGCATCAATCGTACGCCAATATACGTGTAAAGAAACTTTTTATGAAGAAAACGAAAAAACAAATGAGAATGAAGAATCATGGTGGAAATTTTAATGTAAAGTCTTTCCACCGTAACCGCAACGGTTTAGGAATTCTTTGCGACGAACATAATCGCGGGTTGGTTCGCCACCCCATGTCCATGTAGGAACAATATGTGTATGATCTTGAATATCTTGCATACAGTTTACAAGGGGAGTTGGGTGGACAATTTTCTGTTCCATAATTGCTTTTTTGCAAGGAATTTGTCTTCCTTCAATCATACTGTTATTTGTTCCTTGTTGAATGGCTAATTCAGCTCCTGGGTCACTTACACCAGGTTTTAAATTAGGGCAACCTTGGAATAAACGTTCAAATAATTGAACTCTGCAGCGATCACGTGTTAATGTGTTGGGATCTGTGCGGAATTTAGAATCTTCGTCAACTAGGCAATCGTCGGTGTATCCGTAACCAACTTTGGCACGTAAATTGGGATGATCATATTGAAAATCAGGAGAACGTACTTTAGGTGTTTCGCAAGAAACAATTGGTAAATTTTTATATAAATTATAACCATAGATTTGTTCATTTTGAGCATCGCGAGCTTCTCTGGCGCAGCAATCGGTTGAATAATTCTTAGAATCTAAGAAAATACGTTCTTTAGACATCCGGTAATCTCTATACCTTTAAGAATATATTTATTTTTACTAACGCATAATAGGACGATATAAGTTTTGATGACATTCTAATCCATTTCCTTCTTTACATGTGGCTGGTGTACCATAGAGCCATTTAGAGAATCCTTCTTGGTCGTTTGGTATAGTCGTCGAAGGCATGGTATAGAATTCGCGGGCGCCGTAACTTTTCCCCCAAATGTCATTGACATCTTTGAAGACGCGTTCTTTGAAATTAGTTTCTACGCGATCTTTAATTTTATCCAAGTCACAAGCAGATGGACGATTCGCATTATATTTAATATCTACAATGCTAGTGTTCATGAAAGGATTGTCAATCGTAGTACGTGTACATAAACGGTTATCTACAATTTCTAAATCACGTTCTTTTAAAAATGTTTCAGCATATGTTCTATCTCTTTGTTCAAATTGATAAATAACAATAGACATTATTGCTGCGATTAATATAATAAATATATATTTACTGCTTTTTTGAATCAATGCCAAAATAATGGATAAATATAAGAAGAAACGTAATAAAGAATTTAATTTTTCCTCTAGTGACATTTCTTTGAGTGGTAATATTTGATAAAAGTTATCTTTTGTTATAAAAACTAATAAATCATCGTACCAAATTTTTTCTGACATCTTATACTCTACTAAATCGCTTTGATTATTATTTTTCTTTAGAAGCCTTTTCACGAATTTTTTGTTTTAAATGTTCAGACATCTTATTTTTACGTGAAGCACTGTTCATACGAGAACTGGCAGCACTTTTTTGTGCGCCATTCATACCCATTCCTTTCATCATATTACTGGGATCTAAACCCATTTTTTGAAGTTGACTTAACATATTACCAAGTCCTCCCATATTTTTTCCGATATCACCTGGTAACATTCCTGGAAGTTTACTCGCAAGTCCAAAAGCATCCTCTAGTAATTTTTCTTGTTGAATTTCACCGGATGCTAATTTTGATAACATTTTTGTGCTTACAGAACTAATAAGTTTTCCAAATCCACTGTTAGGGTTTTGTAGGGATCCTAATATATCAAGGCTTTCATTTTGGAAAGATTGTTGAAGTTCCTCGACATTAATATCACTCATAATTTCTTTAGCTAGCTTACCAAGTGTGGTCGATTCCAAATCTTTTAATTCATTTTCAAATAAATTAGATGTACGACTGCTATGAAGTTTTTTAATTTTCATGAGATGCTCTTTGACGTATTCTGATTCGATGACTTTAATTTTTTCTTCAAAATCTTTATTTGTTAAAAATTTTAAAGATTCGACTACATTATCCACATCTAAATCAGGTTGACGGAACAAATTTAGAATCATTAAATAATGATGTAATGTATATTTATCGGTAAATAATTCCTTGACCCATAAATAATTCATACCATTGTATAATTCAAATGATTCTGGGTTAAATGAAAAAGGATCTTCTAGTTCATCGTAAGAAGTCCAAACCTCCGACATATCCATTATACCAATATAGCTATCGGCTAATTTGTCCATGCTAGCATAATTCTTTTTAATAGCTCTTAATATATCCCGTGCGGGCTTACTAGTCTCTTTTGAATTTTTAGCATATGTTTTAATTTTCTTCAATAAATCAATGTAATATTGGTTAAATACGTAAACTCTTTGATCGTTCATATAATCAAATTCTTTGTATTAATCTTTAAGTAAAAAGAAGTTAAAAATTTATCAAGCTTCAACGCGTTCGCTTAAAATAGATAAAACTTTAAAGTATTTCCAAATAGCTTGTTTATTTTCATCATTTAGTTCTAACCAGCATTTTTTTAATTTACTAATAATATCACCCACATTTTGATATTTACCATATTCCTGATAGTCTTTTTCTAAAAAGAAACTTTCATCCTCATTTTTAATTTTTTCACTATATGGTACATAAAATTCCTTATAGAACACTCTGCTGATCGCATTTTTATCAGCAAATAAATAAGCTTCGATTCCCAGTTTATACATACGTAATTCAGAATCTTTTGGAAATACGTTTATTAAATCTTGAATCATTTCACGAAATAAATCATTAAATTTCTCAAGAAAATCCATTTTTTGGTTTCTAAGCGTTTGTTGATGCTGGAGGTAATGTGGAAGTGTTTAAATAATTTTGTAAATCCATGGCACGATCTGATTGTAATTTAGATAAATCAGGTGTTGATTTACCACCGCTTGATGCTTCTGCGGTTGAAGCAGACATCATTTCATTTGTTAAAATAACACCATCATCTTGTAAATTTGACCAATTGTATTGTTTATGTGGATCACTTTCATGTGAATCTTCTTCAATAAATGAAAATAAGTCACTTGAACAATTATTTTTAAATCCAAAAGCAGATGGACCATCTAATTCATTAGAAGCAGTACCTTTATCAGTGTCTGATTTTTGTGATAAAGCTTGTTTATCCAATAAAAATACCAAGCCTTTATTTGGTAATAATAAATAATCAAATAATTGTTTTCCTGATAATACATTTTTTTGAGGCATTAACATTAAACTAGGTACAACTGTAACGCTTTCAGGAAGTTTAAGACCTTTTGATAATATTTTCTCAACATTTACAACTTTAAAATGTTTTTTAACACCATACTGATCTAATTGGTTTAATAACATTTGAGATGATGTACAATAATTACTATAAAATAATATCATTCTTGTTAAGAGAATGGATTTTACTGAATATAATTTAGACGCAATTTTCTTAAACCATAATATTATAAACATTCAATCTTCCAAAGTTCACAATAACGTTTTACAACACCATCGATCATTTTATCAAACGATTCATAAGTGCCAAAATTAGGAAAGTCGTGCATGTTTCCATCATCTTCTACATGAAAAGCAAACCCATTGGAACTTGTAAATACTCCATGAGTGTTAAATGCTCGTTTAAAGCCAAATGTTTGGCTCCAAGAAACACCCTCGTGTATTATGACTGACGGCGGTGTAATTGGTTGAAGCCATTTAATAATATATTCGTATACATCATTATATGACTGAGGGGGCTTATCATAAAAGGATGAAGGCTCTGTCATTTTATATTAAAAAAATAATAACTTTAAATGGAAATTAAGGGTTTTAAAATTTAATTCCTTTTTATTATAACTTTCTATTAGAATACAATAAGCGCTTTTAGTTTCAAAACCTTCTCTAGCTAGTCCAAATAAATCCAAAAACGAACACATTTTCTTTTTCCATAAAAGCTACCAATCCTTCACTCTGGTAGCGCCAAATTCTCTCCCACTCTCACAACGGCATCAAACTGTTCTTGCGTCAATTGCTTGCTTTGAAAATACGCAACATCCAGTATATTGGCAGCTTTGCAGACTATGAAGCAGATATGTTTGCACACGATGTCTTTCTTTTTTGAATTGAACTTATTCTCAGGACAATTGCACCAAAAGCTTCCTTTTTCATTCATACCGTGCTTATACA